TCGGCGGCAGGCTCGGCGCCAGCCGGTGCTGTGGACTGCGTGCAGTCCCAGCCGGTGCCATCTGCGCTCAGCTCGTACGAGCCACCAGAGTCGGGCAACGGTGGGAGCTGGGCTGGCTGGGCTGGCATTTTGCGACCCATTGATGGGAGCATTCTACTAGGTTGTGAGATCGTGGATAGAGGTCCGGAAGGTGACGGTGTAGACCGCCGTCATCCAGCAGCTGGCGGCGTCCGCCCGCTCCACATCGGTGGTCACTGGACCGGGTGACACGTTGATGGCCAAGCCCCCGACGGTCCGGTCGGCCATCAGCAGGGCATGGGCAGCCGTCAGGACCGCATCGGCCGCCGTGTCTGGCACTACGCCCCTGGCGTAGGCGCTGACCAGCAGATCCATGCTCCAGTCGAGCTTGCACAGCGCGTGAATCGTTGGGATCGCCTGCCCCGCCTCGATCGTCAAAGCCGGGGATTCGTCGCGGCTGTAGGCCTCCACGCGAGAGCGGTACACGCCGGTGACGCCCGGCAGCGTGGCCAGGCTGGTGGCCTCGGCCTGGATGATCTGCTCGCGGATGGAGAGGGTCATGGGGCGTTTTGGTTGAGCATCGCCTTCAGGGCCACCAGGAAAGCGGGATCGAGATGGCAGTCCTGACCGATGACCAACAGCTCCAGGCCAACCTCAGCCGCCTGCGCTGGGGGCAGCAGCAGCAGACAGGCGCCGATCGCCGCCAGGAACTGCCCCCACTGATCAGGCGATGCTTGCCAGACTGAGAGGCTGGCGATAAGCATGATCGCCGCTCTGGAATCCCCCTGCAGGATCGTTGTCCAGGCCGCTGGGAATCCGTTGTCCGTCTGGAGCAGGGTCCTGAATCGCTCCCAGTCCGGAGCGGGCACCTCAGGCGCTGAGTAGGCGACAGCTGCGGCATCGATCTCCGCCCGCTGGTGCAGCAAAAATGTCTGAGGCGGACGGTTGCCAACATCGTCGGTCACGATGCAATGTGTTTCTGTGTAGTTGAGTGCCATGGGTTAGCCGAGTTCGGAGACCAGGAGGGACATGGATACGCGGGGGACCGAACCTTCAGAAGTGGTCCTGGTCGTCATGTCGGGCCAGGTTCCGTAAGTCCATGCAATAGATAGTTCTAGGTTAGAGTTCGCCGAACTCGGGTAAGCCGTAGCAGCCCCAATCAAACTTACAGCTTCCGGGTGGCTCGGCGATGGTGCCACAAACACTCCGGTTGAGCTCCCGCTAACGTTGATCGCCCTAAAATAAATCTGGTTAGGATCAAGCCATATAGGAGAAATAGAGGCTGCGACTGCAGAGGCAGCAGCTAGGCTCATATCCGTGGTGCTCGCAAGTGGCAGGCCAGTAGGAACTCTAGCGGCACTCGAAGCATATACCGCCAATTGAAACGTTGTTGATGCGGCAGCCGTTGTGACCCTAACCTGAACACCACTAACTCTTCCCCTTCTCAAGACTCGAAAGGGATAGAAGAATATGGTATTCTGGCCTACCGCTAAGCCGGTTACGGTTGGCGCTATCGACGGATTTATGTAGGCTCCCACTTTATAGAAACAATCATTGGAGTTATCTGCTGCGCTTTGCAAATCCCACATCGCGGGATCGAACGTTGCGCCAGACGTGCCGGCAGTCTTCCTGCGGTAAACCAAGCCAAACAGGCTGACTAAATCCCCTCTTAGATATGCTGTAGACGGTGCGAATGGCGCTACTGACCGACCATTCAGCGATGCTTGAGATAGACCAGCGGCAGCAATGTTGCTGTCGCCTACTACCAGCCCCGTCAGCAATGAGCCGTCAACCGCTGGCAGCCGGGCCGACCCATCCAGCGCGACCAGATTGCCAGCAGCCGTACCGATGGTGGCCGTGGCTGCGTTGGTCAGCCCCAGACTGGTGCGACCGGTTGCGGCATTTAGGTGCTGATCGCCACCATCCCAGGTGCGGCGCTGCGTGAAAGCCGCGTCCCAATCCGACTGCCTGGCGTCGGTCGGCAGGCTGTAGCCGGCGGCAAACGACAGGGCCAGGGTGCCGGTGGTCGTGACCGGCGAGCCGCTGACACTGAACCCGGTAGGCGCTGAAAGGGCAACGTTGGTGACCGTTCCCGCCGCTGCGCTGGCCAGGTTGGCGATGGCCTGGGTGGTTGCCTCCACCGTCCGCGCCTCAATCGCCGTGCCTGTGCCCGTGCCTGCTGCGGTCGCGACGAACGTCAGGCCCGCCGCGGCAGTCTCTTCAGCCGGCAGACCACACGCTTGCCAGTTGGTGGTGCCGACCGACTCGATCCGGTAGCCGGTGCCCACCACCAGGGCAGAGGCTGCAATGGCGCTGCCGACCGTCTGGTCCATTGGCACCCGCTCGGTGCCGGTGAGGGGCAGGGTGGCGTTTGGCAGGCTGGTGATCGATGTCATGGAAGAGCCAGCAGGGGGACGCCGAGGATGGTGGTGATGTTGACGCCAGATATGGTGGTTAGGTTCTCGGCTGCTGCGGGAGGCGCAGTCACGCGCTCTAAAAGCACTAGGCACATTTGACCATCATCTATAGGCATCGGTTTTTCAAGCACCAAATAGTTTTGGCCATCATAAGTTAATGAGCTTTTATAGCCTAAGCTGCCAAACTGTGAGGTTTGGCAGCGCAGGACTGGATGATCATCAATAGCTCTTGCGTTGTGAATGTATTCGCCCGAAGATTCAAGAATGCCTAAACCAGAGACAGCACCAGCTGTAACTGGCTTGCCAAAATCAGCAAAGAACAGATCTAGATCTTCAGTGAATTGCATTAACCTTCGTATTTCCTGGTTCCGTAACCGTTGACGCTGTAGGTGGTTGTGCCACTTGCCGCAATCGTGCCCACAAATCGGATATATCGACGCAGTTCATCACTGTTCAAAGTGAGAAGCTGCTTGCTAGCGGTCTGGGCTACAGCAGTGAAGCCGCCGCCAGTTACGTCATCCCAGCCAGTCGTGCCATTAGCGCTGTGCTGGATTTTGCCGGTCATAGTCCCTGTGGCTGCAGCCGCGCCGGAATCCAGCATGATCTGGATATCGCCTTCAAGGTTGTTTAGGTCGGCGATGTTGGTTGTAGCGCCGGTGAAGGTGGCGGTTTCCTGTGCAACAGGATGCAGGGGGAAGTGCTGGAGTTTCTCCAGCGAGTACTGAGTCAGAGCCATGGTCAGGGGATAGAGCGAGGTTTGCGGGGGCGAGGCGCTGCCGCCTCGGGGGTGATCGCCACGGGTTCGAAATCCATCGGCACCAGCTCGGCCTTGCCCATCACCAGCAGGATGCGAGCATCAGCGTCGGCGGGTTCCAACAGCTGGCCAACCCTTGCGGGCTGGCCGTTGATGCTGGTTTGCTTAAGGATTCGAATCTTCATGGCTCAGGATTACAGGGTATTGTTGCCACGGGTAAAGCATTCGGGGTAGCGCACGGCTACATCTACATCCTGGAATGCAGTCACCCGCACACCGCCCGACTTATCGAGAGCGTAGGGGTTGACCTGCAGATCCAGGGCACCCCACATGCCCATGATAATCTGGCTCCAGACACCGAAGAAGACATCTCCGGTCTCCACCTGATTGGAACGAACTACGGGATAGCCGTTCACAGTGTTGCCAGGCTCTAGCACGAATTGAGCTTCGGTGCCGATCTTGCTGGTAGTCTTGAAAGCGCCATATCGGGTGGAGTTGGTTAGATACGCCAACGCGCCAATATCGGCATTATCTGCATTGATCTGGGTTTCCATGTTGACCAACTCCGCATATGTAGGGCTATCAGCATTGAAGTCAACCGTGTTAATGCCGGTGATATTCCTCAGGCCTTGAGGCTGGTTGCTGGAACCAGTGCCGTACAAAGTGGCGCGGTCAATCTCCAGTGCCAGCACGGTAGCCAGCTCGCGCCGTACCATGGACTCCACATCGATAGAGCTCTGCAAGATCAACCTGCGACTGAACTCGGTAAATGCACCCAGGGTTTTAGGTGTCATATTGACCTGGCCAACCGTGGGGCTTGATTCGAGCGGCTCCCCCTTCTCGCCTACCCAGTAGGCGGTAGCCCCGCCGGTTTGCCGTGGGAACGCCAAGGGGCCTTGCAGGCCAGCCAAGATCTGGACACCCAGAGTCGACAATGCCAGCCGGTTGCGCAGCAGCTCAATGAACGAACCCGGGCGAGGGTCGGTAAACACCAGATCGCCAGCTGATGTCGGGCTGCCTACAATCATGTCGCGACGTAGAACATCGTTGGCCACCAGGTAGCCACGGGGATCGACACCCATCGTTCGAGCAGTCGCTTGGCTCACCTCACGCTCAAAGGCAGCAGCCTCAAAGGCCTGTTGATCGTTCGGGAATGCCTGGGCACGGATGGCACGCAGGAAGCTGTAGGAGCGGGCTTCCTTATCGGTCAGGCCAATGTCGGCAGAGCCGCCGGAGGCGATCGGCTGAGCAGCTGGGGCCCTGGGAGTTGCGGGCTGGCTGGCACGCTGGGCCAGTGTGGCCAGCACTTGGCGCATGGCGTCAGCTTCAGAGGTGCCGGATTCGATCATGCCTTGGGCAAGATCTTCAACGCCGTGCTGGCGGGTGAGGCTGATGATGGTGGCGACGCGGGAGCGCTCATCGGTTGCAGCTTGAGCCGCAGCCTGAGCCCGCACCGCCTCGATGTCGAGTTGGGAATCCATGGATTGGGAAAGGGGGGGGGTGGTTGCGGCCGAGGCCGCGGCAGCGTCATCATCGAGACTTCGCCCGATTCCGACACTTTGATCGGCCGGCACGCTGACGATGGACACCTCATGGGGTTGCCATGAAGTGGCCAGGATTCCATCCTGGCCGTTCGCGCGCAGCGGCTTTGCATCGGTGATCTGATAGCCCACCGACACATTGCGAAGGATGCCATCACGGATGTCCGCCAGCTTCTCCTCTGCAAACGCCGACCGGCTGAACCGGACAGATACCCGGCCGCGGCCATCCGCCAACCAGCCGCGCTCAATCACGCCCAGCACCTGGTCAGGGTTGTGATTCCACAGCAGCGGGGCGCCATCATTCAGGCGGCTCATATCCATCGCGCCTTCGGCGTGGCTGAGCACCTCAGGCCCGAACCACCGCTCAACAGGCTGCTCAGAACTGAACGGAAACTCCAGCGTCCGAACGTCCTCATCCTCAGGCTTCATGCCGCGGCTGGCCGCCGCATAGTCGAACGACGCCAACCGATGCAGGGGCTTGCTGTTCAACTCCCGCAGATCCATCGCTACAATCGCCGGCCTTGACTCCACTGTAGCGGTCGAAGCTCGCTCATCTCGTAGCGCATCGGTGCTGTTGGCCATCAATTGAGCTCCTCGCCCTCGGCGGCATCTTCGGCCGTGTCCTCTGGCGTGTCCTCGACCTCGCCCGGGCTGTCGGTGCTGTCAGTCTCTGCCGCCGTGTCGCTGGGCGCCCAGGGATCCTGAGGGATGATGCTGCCAGGTGGCCGCGCCTGCGTCAGGCCGGCGTTGCTGACCTGGCCAGGATTGGTGTCCAGGATGATGCCGCGCGCCTGGGCCATGGCCAACTCCTGCTGGCGTTCGTCCATCATTTCTTCGATGTCGCCGTAGCTCTCGGCAACGATTGCGGTTTGCGTGGTGAAGCCAGCCCTCACCGCGTCCTTGTTCGCAAGCACTTCCTTCTGAGGATCAACGAACTCCCAGCCGCGGGGATACCAGCGGCATTCCTGGTAACGGCGGAACATGGTTTCGTAGCCCACCAGTGGCAATGTACCGGCCGCTACAGCTGCACCCATGGCACGTTCATTGATGGGAGTACAAACGTCTTCGATAATCCAATCCTGCAGGAATCGCCAGTAAGGCAACACTTCAAGCCTTTCTAGTCTTGAACTGCTGTAGTTGGCCGTGCTGTAGTCACTGGACAAAGCAGGATAGGGTACAGCAGAGGCTGCCGACAGGCCGCGCAACATGCAACGCAAAAAGGGCTCATAGTCGGACTCATCACTCCCCAGCTGGGGAACGGTAACCCTTTCGCCTGGCGCCAGTGTCTTGAACGTGCCAGGCTCGAACACTGTCACCCGATCGCCGGCAAAGACATCATCCGTCAAGGTTTCAGGTTCCGGGGTTTCGATAAACCCCATCAGCGAGGATCGCGCACGCTTGCCTATAACCTCTGCCATTTCGAACCCGTCCAGATGGTGCAAGCGTTTCATGCCGGCCACCAGCCAGGGCATACCGCGCGTTTGGCCTGGCCTGTCCTGGATGTAAAGGTGGATGATTTCAGACGCTGGAATGTCAACGGTTTCGTAACCAGTCGAGCCCGCAACATCGCCAGGATGGCTAGTCCTGAACCGGTAGGCAATAGGTCTGTTCCACTTGTCTACGTGAACCCCCATCCGCCACTGGGTCCCATCAGATAGCCGGCCCGTAGTGTGGCCTTCGTCACAGTAATCAGACTCAATGATCTCAATTCCCAGCGGTGTTGTGCTGCCACCAAATGATTCAGGAACCAGCCGGATGAAGACTTCCCCAGACTCAACAGCAGCATCAACGCATTGGCGGAGGATGCGGGCAAGGGAGAGCTTGCCTGCTACGTGGATGTGCTCTTTCCTGGTGTAGTCCTTCCACCATGCTTCGATCTGTCGCCGCAGGTTGCTATCAATCTGGCCGTTACCTTGCTGCATTTTCACGCGACTTTGAAATCTGATTCCTCTGCCGATTACGTTGTTCGTAATGACGCGAATAGCCTGAGCGTAGTACGGATTATCGCGCCGTAGTTGGCGGCTTGCATTTCTTGCCCGCACCAAGCTGCCGTTGATCTCAGCGTCAGCGCTCGTGCTGGTTGTGACCCAGTTGGCTGTCAGCCGGTTCTGAATCGCTGCTTCGTAGAGACGCTGTTGCCGTCGTGATGGCGCGAGAACCTGCACCTGCGGGGCGGGCGGCTGGCGAGGCACTGGGTTGAATCCACGGGCGCCGAACTCGAACCCCATCAGCCGAACCTCACGAACAGATTGCGGGGATCTCCCAGCCCAGCGGCCACCCGCTCGGCCGCCTTCTCACGCGCCACGATCGCCTTCAGCTGCGCCTCTCGTTCCATCAACACTCCCAGATCCTGCGCCGTATACGAGCGGGTGCCGATGGTGTAGGCCCTGCTGCCCTTGTTGATGATCGCCCGAATTGCAGCCTGCACGGCATCCAGATCCCGTTGTGCCTGGCTCCTGCCATCGAATGCAGCAGGCGGCTCAGCATAGCTCAGGCTGGCCAGCACCGTCGTACTGCCGGCGCCGATCGTGATCACCGTGGCACCGCTACTGATCCTGCTCTGCCACTGCCACTCCCCAGCATCAAAGCCGCCGCTCGTCGTGGCGCTGATCGCCATATCCCACCCCCCGTCAGCGCGAGCAGTGCCAACCACCGTCGCCCCCTCGGCCGCGGTGTTCGTCCGCAGATAGCTGGTCAGCGTCCAGGTTGCTGATGTCGCAGCCGCGCCGCCGAGGTCCACAGCTGCAGGCTCAACCCACGCAACCGTGTCTCCTGCTCGAATCTCGGACGGAACAGTCATGCCATCATGCTACCAAGACTGCACGAAACCACCGCCACTGGTCGGCGCAGCTTGCCGCCGTGCGGTCACACCCTGCGCCGGCGCCCGCCCTGCTCCGCTCTCCAACTGATCCCACATGGTCGCCCGGTTGTACCGCCTGGCCACCAGCTGAAGCGCCGCGTAGGCCATGCGGGTGCAGTCCCCGCCTTCGTCGTGGGCGCCGGCTGGCAGGTCCCAGTTGTAGGTGGTCTGACCGTTTTTGCGCTCGGGCATCCGTTTCCAGGGGAACAGCTCTGCCAGGAACTGATCGGTTGCCGCTTGCCCAAAGTGCAGGTAGCCAGGGCCTGGCCGCTCAATCCGCAGGCGGGCCTGAAGCTGCTTGATCGAGGCGCCGTAGCCCAGCTCGTAGAGCAGCACCGCCCGACCCGACTTGTTGACAGCCCTGTTCTTGCGGTCAATTTGAACCGGTGACCCCTTGCCGATCAGTGGTTTGCCAACTGCTCCGGAGCCTTTCATCGGCACCCACTTCCCAATCCGTCCTTGGCACCATTTCCGCATCTCGTAGGACGGAGCGCCGCCGTCGTCAATCCCGCCCAGGGCCATCCGCAGCTCTCGGCCATCCTCACGCCGCCAGCGTGTGGCGGCCACGTCGTCAAGCTGGCTTAGGGTTGCCTCGTTCTCCGGGTCACCTTCGATCTCGAAATGGCCCAGGTGCCAACCTTCTTCGCCGCGGCCCCATCCCCAGATGGTCACCACCAGCCGCTCGTTCAGGCTGCCGTCGCCACCCTGCCGGTCAACTCCAGCGGTGATCAGCAACACGCCGTTGGGCACCGTGCCATCGGCGTAGTCGTTGCCTGCTGTCGTGTCCTGCCTGCGCTTCGCCAGCTCATCACCGGTGAGCTTGCTGCTGATGGCGTCCTCCCATGGCACGCCCAGCACGGTGTTATGAAAGGTCTGCATCGGGTCAGGATCGCCCTTGCTCATGGCGTCAAGCGCTACAGAGTGCTCCCGCACAAGGGTGATCCAGTCAGCCGCCGGGCTGTAGCTGTAGGCCGCCCAGATGTGGAAGCTGACTGGCCCAGGCTCTTGACTGACAGCTGTTGGCCTCCATTCGCCGCGCTCAACCATCCAGCGCTTCTTGTTGTGCGGGATAGGCTCGGTGCAGTTCTCGCATCTGTAGTGTCCCAGGTGCTCGCCTTCCCGTATCATCTGCTCCCAGCGGAGCACTTGGTAAGACTGGCAGAACGGGCATGGGACATAGAATCTGCGTTGATCACCACGTAGGAAAGCCTCTTCAGTCTTGCCACCTTTGAAGATCGGGGTTCCGCCTAGTCCTATCTTGCGGTCCCAGTAGTAGTCAGCGCGGTTTCGACCTAGCTTAATTATGTCGCCTTCGTCAATCTTGCGGTAGGCGTCGATCTCATCAAACAGCACAACCTTTCGAGACTTGCGCCGAAAGCTTCGACCGCTGGCAGCGTTTACGATGTCGATCAGTCCGCCGTTTTCTAGTTGCTTGAGTAGGATTGTATTGCTTGACGTGTTGCGGGATTTGCTTTCAGACAACAAGCCTCGCAACACTGGCGTATCTTCAAACAATGATTTGATTTCTTCCTTACTGTACCCTTCAGCGTCCTCCTTGACCGGCTGAACAATCATGATTGGACACGGGTCTTGGTGGCTGTAGTACTGCACAACAACGCCGAGCATCTTGGTCCAGCCAACCCGAGCCGACTTCATGATCGCGACCGTTTCCACAGCTGGATCGGTGAAGGCGTCCAGGATTCCCCGCTGATACGGCAGTGTGTTCCATCGCCCCTTCTCCGCAGCGTTGCCGGTCATCACGGCGAACTCATCTGCGTAATCGCTCAGCCTCAGCCGCGGCGGCGGCATGAAGTTCTCCAGGATCTGCCGCGTCAGCGCATCCGGGTCGCTGGTGATCACACCGCCTCCTTGCCAGTAGCCAGCTCCTCAAGGGCTTCACGGATCAGCCCCATCAGGATCTCAACCTCCTCCACGTCGAGGTGGGGGATGCGCTGCTTTGCCACACTGGGGACGCCCAGCAGCTTGGTCCGGGTCAGGTTGACGGCTCGCCCCCAGGCCTGATCCACATCCTCGCGTCGAAGCAGCTCACCCTCCTTCTCTTGCCGGGCCAGCTGAGCCAGCATGCGCTTCTCGCGCTCGTGCAAGGCTCGCTCCTTGTTGTAGTCGGGGACGTCCTCGCCACCAGGGTCGGATGCAGTGGCCGGTTGTAGGCGCTTGGGTTGGTGGGTTGCCGCTGGCTGTTCGCTCTGCTGCTGGCGAGTGTCAGTGTTGCTGAGGTACTCCTGAATCAGCCGGTCGGGATCAAGCCTGATCGGCGACAGGCTGATGCAGCTGCGAGGCAGCCGGCCAGTTCGGCACAGCTTCTCAAGGTTTTGCCTGCTGCAGTTCCGCCCTGTTTCGGAACGGATCAGCTCTGCCGCCTTGGTTGAGTTGAGGGGCTCGGTTGCAACTGCCATGCAACCAAGCATAACCCGGTTGCAATCAAAGCAGAGTCAGCTGAGACGGGGATCCGCAGCCCCAGCCAAGCACCTGTCCAAGCTTACGCCAGCGGGTCACAGAGAAGAACGGCTGGCACCGATACCACTCCTCAACGGGCTTGGCTCGCTTGCTGTAGTTACAGGCTTGGCAGGCTGGCACAATGTTGCCCAGTGTATGCGTACCTCCTTGGCTGATCGGCACAACATGTTCAATGTGAAGGTGGCAACCAGCGCCGCAGTATGCGCAGGTGTCGCTGAACTCAGCGAAGCGTTCGCGTAGCTGAGCAGATGTGACTTGCACAACGTGGCCGCTGCGCATTGCGGCTTTGCGTCGCTTAGATTTTTCTCGGTTATAAGTGCGTAGAGCTGGGTTTGTCATATATCTAAATAGCCGACGCTCACGGTTCCACTGGCGGCGGTGTTCTTCCCGTGCTTCAGGGTTTTCTTCCCAGTAGCGGCGTTGCTCAGCAATAACAAGTTCTGCAACAGTAGGCAGCTTGCCGGCGTCACGAATAGATTTGCGGTAGTTGCCAGTATTGCCTTTAGGAATTGCTGCACTTGATTTTATTGGCAATGTGCCTCTTGCCGTTAATCCTAGCTGCCTAAGTTTTTCGCGGTTTGCGGCTTTCCATTTTGTTCTACAAGCTTTTGTGGAAGGTTTGTTTGCGTTTGTGCGACTTGTTATTTTTGCGCATTCGACACAGCTCCCGGATTTGTAGCGTAGGCTAAACCCGCTTTCGCTGTAGTCATGCCCCCGTTGACAAAGATTGCCGAGGCGAAAGCGTTCAGCATCGAACTGGTACATTTCTGTCATCAGCCTGTGTGTTCAGGTTGGTCGCGGGTCGGGAGTTGGTAGCTCGCCGGCCCAAACACCATGATACCACAGGGATTGCAACCTTGTTTCGGCGCCGTTATCAAGATTTAAACCGCGGTCCGAACACAAC